TCCCCGTGGAGGATGGATATAATCAGTACCAATCATATCAAGTTAATCAGTATCATTATTTCTATTAATATCATTAATACTATTATGATTAAGTCTAACTCATCTTCATCCTCCACGGGGAGTATGACTTGCATATTTATAATCATATAATCTTCTACGATTGAAATGTTAAAAATAGTTTTTCTCTTGGTAGATTCATTTAAACTATTACATTTGCTAAAAACAATTAAGTTATGGGTAAAGATAAAAGTGAAACTAAGCCTAAATACACTAGAGAATTTCATAGTGGTGAAAGGAATAAAAAAGAAGTTAAAGTTCCTAGTAAACTTAAACTTGGAAGTACAGGTCTTGATTGTATTATTAAAACTAAATAATTTAGTATTATGATTAAAGTTGAAAGTAAATTTAAAGATTTTGGTATTCAAATACCTACTGACATTAGCGAAATAACAAGTGAAGCACTTGACGCTGTTCTTACTAATGTAGTTATTGCTAAACACTATTGTGCTGTTGCTCTTTGCCAAAATGAAAGTTTGTTTGGTGTTATTAATAATAAAGTTAGTACAGTTGAGGTTATGCCAATTATTGCTAAAATTAGTAAAGAAGATGCTGAACTTATTGGTATGAACCAAATGGATAAGATTATAATTGACCGTTCTACTCTTGAACGTGGTTATCATCTTTATCTTAAACATAATGTTCTTAGTCCTCAATTTGTTAATAAGTATATTACTAATGATACAGAACTAACTCGTTCTATTACTGTTGGTACTTTTGGACAAAATCAAGGATATAAAAAAGGACAAAAAGTTTGGTTTGTTGAATTTAAAGTTATAGCTATTAATGATTTAAGAGCTGCTATTACTGATAAACATAACACTATTAATCCTTTTGTTTATCATTCTGCTGAAGAAGCTAATTAGCCATTTTCGTCTAAATAATTGAACTCTTCTTATAACTACTTATGTATAATTTAAAATTATAGGTACTTATGTTCTTGTTTATAGTAGTAATATAAGAAGAGTTCTTAAACTTTCAATTATGGATTTTAAAACTAATTCTAATTTTAATATAGCTAATACTAGTTCACACGAAGAATTTGATGATAATTATATTCTTATCTATAAAGATATGAATAATATTCTAGATGATATTGGTTTACAAGGAGATGAAAGAATACTTTGTAAATCTATTATTGAGAATCTTGAAAAAGAAGCTAGTATTAATATACGAAAAGATAAATGTGTTGCTATTCCTCATATTGGTACTATTCAAAAGAATTGGTATCGTTCCAAACTTATTAGTCATTATAAAGATTTTAAAGAAGCTAGAAAAACTATGACTAGAGAAGAGTATAAAGAATATACTGCGAAAGTTATGGAAGAAGAAAAGCAAAAACATTATGAAGAAGAAGAAAAGATTACTAATGAACGTAAGTTTAAAAAGAAACTTCTTCCTAAATGGATTAAACTAAGTAAAAAACACGGTATTGCTTATGCTAATCTTTGGGTATATGCTATGAGTAAACTTGAAATTATTGAATTTGATGAAGAAGTAGAAGAAATATATGAACGGTTTGGAATTGGATTGGATGCTGACCATAGATGAAACTGGTATGCCAAAAGCTCCTACACTTAAACAACTTCTTGATAGAGATGTTAGTCTTCTTTATACTAGAGATAAATCTCCTAATAAAGATATGTATATTAAAGAAGTTGGTGTTATTTATTATCTTGGCGACCCTAAAGGTCCTTGTTTACAAGAAGGTCTTAGTGAAAAAGAAGCTCTTAAAAAGGCTATTGAAAACTTTGATTTACCTAAGAATTATCAACCTGATATTCTTGTTTGGAAATTAATTAAAAGATATTATAATCAAAAAGCTGGAGCTGGTATGGAAGCTGTTCTTAACATTAAACGTGGTATTCATAATGTTGCTTTAGCTGCTAACAAACTAAATGAGCTATTGAATGATAAGTTATCTGATGGTGCAATTCTTGAAGATGTTCCTACTGTTATTGGATATATGAAACAGATTAATGACTTGGCTAATCAATTTCCAAACACGATTAAAGCTCTTAATATTGCTGAGGAAAATCTTCTATATGAACAAGAGAATACTGTTGGTAGAGGAGGTACAGAAGTTATTTCTAGTATGATTGAAGAATAAGCTAATGCTGACTCACTCCATCCTCTACGGGGAGTCTAGCGTAGGCACGTAGTGCCGAAGCGGGTCCAAGCTAGTGTTGAACTTAATAATATTAATATGGAACTTAAAGATAAAAGATATAATGATATTAGACTTATTTTTCATGAAGAAGAACATAGTTATGCAGATACTTTAAATAATAGCTATATTAGTACAACTCAAATTCTTCATCAATATCAACCTAAATTCGATAAGAACTATTGGTTGAGAAAGAAGTCTAAAGAGTTAGGAATAAGTGAGAAGAAACTAGAGGAACAATGGTCTACTATTACTAAAGAAGCATGTGAACGTGGAACTAATACTCATAACGGTCTTGAAGATGGAGTTAAAGGTGCATCTATGTTTCAACAGGCTATTAATTATCTTGATAAAAGAGAGAATGGTGTAATGGTTACTATTGCTGATATTCCTAATTTTGGTGCTAGTTATAAACTTCTTAATCTTAATGATTTTATTGAAATTACAGGTAATAGATATCCTCTTATATATGATGCTTTTAAAATGTACACTGAAAAAGGCTATAAGATTTATAGTGAAATTGGTATGTTTCTTATAGATTGGTTAATCAGTGGTACTATTGATATTCTTCTTGTTAATGAGGATACTAATTGTGCTGTTGTAGGAGATTGGAAAACTAATCGTGGTGGATTAAAATTTAGTAGTGGTTATTATAAAAAAGATAAGACAGTTAAACCTGCACAACAAACTAATAATTGGGTTGAGAAAGATGAACGACTTTTAGCTCCTCTTAATCATCTTCCTAATTGTAATGGTGCTATATATAATTTACAACTTAGTATGTATGCTTTTGCTGTTGAATATATACTTGGTTTAACTATTAAAGGTATTTGGTTATGTCATATTGATAGTGATTTTGAACTTAATGAATATGGTATGCCAAAAAGATTTTCTGACGGTCTTTATCATATTAAAGAAAATCCTGTTGAAACTACTAAGTTCTTTACAATGAATTATTTACGTGATGATATTAGTAAAGTTCTTAAAGATAGAGAATTACAGATTAAAGCTACTGGTGTTCAAACTCAATTTAAACTTGCTATATGAAACTAAATAGAGATAATTTAGTTGGAGTAATTATTGGATTTATAGTTTTAGTTATATTTGCTATTTGTTTATCTAGTGGATGTGCTAAACGTATTACTCCTGTTCCTGAAATTAGATATGTGCCTGTTACTGATTCTACTGCTGTTAATGAATTAGTTCTTACTAAAGAGTTACTTCGTAGAACTCAAGATTCTCTTAATTCTTATAAGTCTGATACTACTATTAGTGCTGATTATTTTATTGCTAAATATAAGCTTGAACGTATCAGATATTATAATGATATTGCTAGTAAAGGAAATAATATTAAATTTCTTAGAGGTTGGATTAATAGAGTTCTTAATGAATAATAAGCTATGTATGTAATTAAACATGAAGGTAATATTAGATTTAGTTGCTAACTGTCGTAAAAATAATAGAGAAATTAGTTTTATAAATTATAAAGTACAAATTAAAGTTCTATTATTTTGGGCTACTATTAAAAGTTTTAATGAAGACGATTATGCCGATGTTTGTGATTGTTTTCGTTATTGTACTAATCCTTATAAATATTAAATTATGGCTAATTTTGGAGATGCTTTTAAAAAACTTTCTATTAAAGAAGGTGGATATGTAAATGATAAAGATGATGCTGGTGGAGAAACTTATAGAGGTATAAGTCGTAAGTATAATTCTACTTGGCAAGGTTGGAATATGATTGACCAATATAAGAAACATTATACTGTTGGTAGTAAAGAATTTAAGTCTAAACTTGATAATGATATTCAACTTCAAAAACTTGTTTGGTCTAAATATAAAATTGGTTATTGGGATGTATTTGAACTTGATGATTTTAATAGTCAAAGAGTTGCAGAACAATTATTCGATACAAATGTAAATTGTGGTCAAACTGCTACTATTAAGATGGCTCAAAGAGTTTTAGGTCTTAAAGAAACAGGTAGATGGACGCTTGATTTACTTAACAAACTTATTGAAATAAAAGATTAACTTAATACTGTATAGAATTATGAAGAAGATATTAATAGCAATATTAGTAATAGTGATTATTAATTTATGTGCAACTTTATATTTATCAATAAGTCGTTTTAGTGTAGAAGCCAATTCATATAACAGAAGTGACACTGCTATTAATCGTACTCGGATTGATTCTATACAGTTAGTTATAATTGAAAGAGAAAGTGTAGTTTATAAACTTAAAGAACATGAAAAAGATATTGATGATAAAGTTATTAGTCTTAGTGATAGTGCTTCTTGGGAGTTATTCAAGAAGTTGGTGTCAGAGTGAGATTAATAATGTAGTGCATCCTCCACGGGGAGTCAACACTACTGACACAGTTGTTTCTGTTCCTATTAGTATGATTAAAGTTGCTAATGCTAAAATTATTAAAAGTAAACTTTATAAAGATATAATTGAAGAACAAGATAGTATTATTAGTCTTCAAAAACTTAAATATAATACTATCAATAATGAGATTAAAATTCTTCAATATAATCTTGATAATACTAATAAAGTTAATGATAATTTAAATAAATCTATTGAACGTATTAAACGTAATAATAGATATTTGGTAGGCGGTGGTGCTGTATGCGCTATCGCTTTTGTTGTTTGTTTACTTGTTAAATAAAATATTATGGCTGATGGTAAATATCCATTTTTAGAATATATTGAAGAACCTGATAAAGAGAAAATATATAAAAAAGCTAGTGATTGCGGATGGTATGATCCTCATAATAATTTTCTAATTGGAGATAGTGGTGGTTTTCTTTTAAATATTAGACCTGGTAAGTTTATTAATACTGAATTATTTAATGAACCTGCTAGAACATATCAAGCCACAGGTAAATATACTCAATTTAAAGTTGATAGTATTCCTCATAGACAATTTAGACGTAGAGAATGTGATAGAAGACGTAATGGATTTAGTGCTCCTTGTTGGCAAAATCCAGATGGAAGTATTGAAGATATTTGGATAACAGGTGCTCATTATAATTTTCTTAATTATACTCGAATGGAGCGTACAGATGAATCATCTGTTATTATTACTAATCATGGAGCTACTGCTAAAAAGATTTATAGTTTTCCTAGTTTTATTGATGCTCAGTTTTGGACTTTTCAAATTATAGAATTTTGTAGACGTAATGGTTTACATCTTATTATTGACAAAACTAGACGTGGAGGTTTTTCTTATATTATGGCTTCTGATAGTTCTAACGAAGTTAATCTATCTAAACATAAAGTTGTTATTCATGTTGCAGCCGATAATAAATATTTAACTAAACAAGGAGGTTTAAGTGATTTTGCTGTTAATAACTTAAAGTTCTATGAAGAAAAAACTCCATTTAAAAGAGGTATATTTAGTCTAACCGCTGATAGTTTTAAACTTGGTTATCGTATGAAAAACGGAGTTGAAGCTGATGATAGTTGGTCTAGTTCTCTTTTAAGTGTTAGTGCTAATAATAATCCAGACTGTGCTATTGGTAAAGATGCTGTTACTATTAAAGTTGAAGAGTTATCTACAATGCAGAACTTTGATGACTTTATGAATGTAACTGAACCTACAATGACTGTTGGTACTCGTACTACTGGTACTCTTATGGCTTGGGGAACTGCTACTGCTGCTAATATGCAAATATTTGAACAAAACTTTTATAATCCTAGAGCATTTAACTTTATGCCATTTGAAAATGTTTGGGATAATGACGCTCGTAATGAAGTTTGTGGATTTTTTAAATCTTATGCTTGGGGACTTGAAGGTGAAATAGACGGAGTTAAAGGATTTGATGAAGATGGAAATAGTAATTTAAGAATAGGTCTTAAACTTGCTGCACGAGAAAGAATTAAAAAGAAAGAAACTGCTAAAACTTTTTCAGAATATCTTAATTATCTTGGTCAACGTGCTTTATTTCCTGCTGAATCATTTAGTAGTGCTAGTGAAAATATATTTAGTAGTGAAGCTCTAAATAAGTTTGAAGATAAACTTAGAGTAGATAATAGTTATAGATTTTATACTGATGGAGAATTATTTGAAGATGGTCTTAAGAAAATTTATTTTAAATCTAATGCTCGTATAAAAATTGAAAATCCTGATGCTAAAATTTATGATTATATTCAAGGTGTTCCTAGACGTGGTAATGAAGATCCTCATGGTTGCATAAGAGTTTGGTTTGCTCCTGAATATGAAGAAACTTATATTAATGATAGACTTGTAAGAGCTATTCTTCCTGGAACTTATGTTGCAGTTTATGATCCTGTTGGTATTGATAAAGATAAGAAAGAAATTACTGATAGACATTCTCATAATAGTATGTTTGTTGTTGAAATGCCTAGAGAACGTAATGGATTTAAACCTAAATTATGTGCTGCATATTACGGACGTACTGAAAGACTTGAAGAAGCTGATGAAAAGTTTTATAGATTATGTAAATGGTATAATTGTATTGGTACTGGTTTAGTAGAAATAAATCGTGGTGAAACTGTTTCTAATTTTCGTAAATGGAAAGCTACTAAATATTTAGGTCATGAACCTTTATTTGTTTGGGATGCTACTATTAAAGAAAAAGTTAGTACTAGTTATGGTTATAGTATTGATAATGGTTCTAAAAAACTTGATGGTCTTAGACTTCTTAAAGAGTTCTTATATGAAGTTATTGGTAAGAATGAATTTGGAGAAGATATATACGTTTTTGAAAGATTTCTTGATTATCAAACTATTCTTGAACTTAAAAAGTTTAATGCAGATGGTAACTTTGACCGTATATCTAGTCTTATACTTTTAGGTATATATTGGAAGTCAATAGATATTAAAGGTAAGAGAGAACTTGCTAATCGTAAAAAAGTTACTGAAGATAATGATAAAACAGATATTTTTAATAGAAATTGGTTTTGAAATTAAATAAGTAAATATATGTATAATTTTGGTAGAGTTGATTTTCCTAATCAACATGTTAGCTATACTGAAAAACAAAAAGTTGAATGGTATGCTAAATGCTGTGATTATGTTATAGAAGCTGGTATTGCTTGTAAAGCAGATTTTGATGTAGAAGAAAAATTTAATATTCTTCTTGGTAATATTCCAAGAATATATTATAAGAAAACTCTTAATCCTTATAATGAGAAAGATGAAAATCTAACTCGTTTTCCTGCTACTATGCGCAATTACGATATGATGAAAGGTATTATTCGTAGATATATTGGTGAATATATTAAGAATCCACATGATTTTATTGTTGGTGCTAATAATCCTGAAGTTGTATTTGCTAGAGATGCAGAACTTGGTAGACAAATTATGTTACTTGCTGAACAAGCTGTAGCTAAAAGAATACAAGAAAGTTATATGCAGTTTGTTAATGAAGGTAATAATCCTGAGAAATTTAATGCTGAACAAGCTGTAGATATTGAGGCTTTTATTAAAGAATTTAATGAAAATTTTATTGATGATATAAGTGCTCAAGGTCAAGATTTAATTAATGTTATTGATGACCTTACTGATGCATTTACTATATATGCTAGAGCTTATTTTGAATTTGTTACTTTTGGAGCTTGTTATACTTATAGAGATGTTGTAGGAAGTCAATTAATTAAACGAGTTGTTAGTGTTAGAGATGCTTTTCCAGTTCATAATGATAGTATGTTTGCTGAGGATTATGATATGTTTGCTGAGCGTCGTATGCTTACTAGACAACAAATTATAGATGAGTTTTATGAATATCTTTCTGAAAAGGAACGAGAAGCACTTGATACTTATTATCAATATAGCACTACTAGTTCTAGCGATAAAGCTCTTCTAAATTGGGATAAATATATGCACTACTTTGGTGATGTATGTGCTAAATTTAATAAGGATGATTTACAACATATTAAGAATACTAATATAATGGCTCGTGATGCAAATAACGGTCTATTTGAAGTATGGCATGCTGTTTGGAGAGGTGAAATAAAAGAAGGAATACTTACTTATAATGATGGAGCATTTGTTACAACAAGAATTGTTGATGAAACTTATCAGCTTAACCCTGCTGGTGGTGATATTAGTATTGAATGGGTGTGGCGACCTCAAGTTTATGAAAGCGTTAGGATTGGTTCTCGTGCTACAAGCATATATCCTTATAAGGCTCGTCCTATTGCTTATAATAGGAATGGCAAACTTCCTTATAATGGTATTGCAGAACTTCTTCCAGGTTTTGGAAGATTTAGTATTGTAGATACAGTTCTTCCTTATCAAGTATTTCGTAATATAGTTGCTTATCATAGAGAAATGGCAATTGCTAAAAATAAGATGAATGTACTTATGATTGCTAAATCTCTTCTTGGTAAGAAACCTGCTGATACCATATATCGTATGGCAGCTGATGGAGTTCTTTACATTGATGATGAAGATGATTCTAGTATTGTTAAAGCACAAAATGTTCGATATCTTGAAAGTCGTATGAATAATTATATTACTGAACTTGGACAACTTATTCAAGAGATTGAACAGACTGCTAAGATGGAATGCGATATGACTCCTCAACGTTATGGAGAGATTGCTAATAGTGCTGGTAAAGGAGTAACAGATGAAGCTGTTATTCGTGGAAGTATGGGTTCTGTTATTATCGAATTTATATTTGATAAAATGAGAGAACGAGATTATCAAGCTGAAATGGATTATACTAAACTTGCTTGGATTGATGGTCTTAATACTTCTTATAAAACTAAAGATGGTGATATTAGATATTTAAATCTTGATGTTAATAATCATATTTTTGCTAATTATATTGTTACTTGTAAAACTTCTGTTAAAGAACGTGAGAAACTTGAACAATATAAACAATTTGCATTTAGTGCTGCTCAAAACGGTAATATGGATATGGCTAATGCTGCTATACGTGGAGATAATGTTGCTCAAATTAGTAAACTTATTGATAAATATCAAAATATTCAAAGAGAGCATGAGCTCGATATTGAACGTGTTTCTCAACAAACAGAACAACTTCGTCAACAATTTGAACTTGCTAAAATTGATAGAAAAGCTGAACAAGATAGAGAAACTATTAGAATTGAAAAGTATCTTGATGGACAAATAGAAGCTATGAAAGCTAATGCTAATATCATGAGTTTTGATAACGGTCTTAGTGAATCTGAAAAGAATCAAGCCGAAGAACGTATGGAAAATGCTAGACTTAATATTGAACGTACTAAACTTGGATTAGATGCTCAAAAGACTGCTGTTGAAGCTAGTCTTAAAGAAAAAGAATTAGCTGTAAAAGTCAAAGAAAGTAATGATAAAGTAAAGATTGCAAAGACGAATAAAAATCGTTATGATGTTAAAGGTAAATAGTTGACTGTAATTCTAAATTTTGTTTATAATAGGGCTGGACTTGCTTGTGAAAGTAGGTTCAGCCCATTTTCTTTTTTATTTACATCATATAAACGATTTCTAGCTCATTCTAAGCATTTTATCTATTCCGTGATAGATTAATCATCTCAATAAAATTTGATTATTGTAGGGCTTGTCTGAAAGCGACAGCAGTATTTATTAGACCTAAATAGGTACGATTAGCAATAGTAAAATACATTAGAAATCATCTTAATGGTGAACACATTTTAACAATATAAGTAAAACTCATATTATTAATAAGATTTATATTTGTGATATAGTAATTAATTAAAAACAAAGAATTATGCCTAGTTTTGATAGTTTTGGTTTTAACGGTGAAACATCTAATGTTGATGTAAAACCTACTGACGACGTTACTGACCTTGATACAGGTAAAACAGGACAGTTAGATGCTAATGGTAATGCTGTTGATGATATTACCGGAAATGGTAATGGAGATGGCAATAATGGTGATGCTAATAAAGATAAACAAACTTCATCCTCTACGGGGGGTCAAACCAAGGATACTAAAAATCCTGATGATGCTACTGCTAATGAGCATGATTTAGAAGAAGGTACTATTATTGAAGATGGAGATAATAAATATACTGTTGATAAAGACGGTAATCTTATTGACGATAAAGGTAATATCTTTAAAGCTAAAAATGAAGTTGCTGCTTATCTTAAAGAATTTGAAGTAGAAGATACTAGTAATGAAGATAAAATTGATGTTAAATCAATTCAAGAACTTGTAGGTATTTCTGTTACTTCAGAAGATGGCAAACCAGTTACTTTTGATAATACTCCTCAAGGAGTTGCAAGTTATGTTCAATCTGTTCTTGATTTAAAACGTGATGAATTTGCTAAAGCTGGAGTTAATAAATTATTTGAAGATTATCCTGTTGTTAGTGATTTTCTTAATTATTATGTTGCAAATGGTAATTCATTTGAAGGCTTTGGTGAACTTAGAGATAGAAGCGGTATTGAAGTCGATGAAAATAATGTGAGCCAACAAGAAGCTATTGTTCGTGAAGCGTTTAAGGAATTTAATCGTCGTGGTAATGTTGATAAGTATATTCAATATTTGAAAGATAGTAATGAACTTTTCAATGTTGCTAAAGAAGAACTTGAAGCTCTTCAGAAAGCTGATAACGATGTACGTGAAGCTAATGCTAAAGAGGCTTTACGAGTTAAAGCAGAAGAAGAAAAACAACTTGTAGAATTTTGGAATGGTGTTAAAGAATGTATTGATAAACGACAAATTGCCGGTTATCGTATTCCTGAAACTGTTATTATTGAACGTAATGGAAAACAAATTTCTACAACTCCAGAAGATTTCTTTAATTATGTTTATCAAGTTGATGATAAAGGACTTTCTCGTTATGAAAATGATTTAATGAAGTTATCTCCTGCTGAAAGACGCGATGAAGAACTGCTTAAAGCTTGGCTTAAATATACAGGTAAAGGTTATGATAGTTTGATAGAAATGGCTGTTTCTGATAAAGAAGCTAAAAAGTTGAAACTTACTGCAAGTCAACGTAAATCTACAAGAGGAGCTATTAAGATAACTAAACCTGATAGTAAAAATGACGTTCTAAAAGATGAACGTTTTGGTTATTAATTTAATAGCAAATTTGTAGATGAAAACATTACGTGTTATTGGACAAACTCGTTATGAAGATAGAGGTTATTCTAATGAAGAATCAATTGCTTATCTTCAATTACAGAAGCCGGAAGAAATTAATAGTTTTCTGACTTATAATTATGGTATGGATAGCGACCGTTTTCCTTTAAGTTTTATTACTGAAGGGCAAGGTAGCCGAGGTATTAAAGATATTGCTACTGTACAGTGGACTTGGAAGACTATGGGTCGTATGAAGTTTACTGACTTTGTAACTTATTTTAATACTGCTGTTACTAAACCTGGTCTTAATGGTTCTGAATTTGAAGTTCATTTCTCTACTCACTGGTTTATTGAACAACATGGTCTTACTGCTCCTGATGGTATTACTCAAGTTCGTATTCAGAAAGATTTAGGAGAATCTGCTTATGGTTATGGTTATCTTTTGAAACTTACTTCTCCTAATCCTGATGCTTATGTTGACCCTCAATGGTTGACTAAAGGTATGTATTGGGCTATGAGTGCTCCTACTGTTTCTGAATCTTATTCTAAAGGTAACAGAAGTAATACTATGGGTCCTGCTGGTATGACTTCTCAACTTGAGTTTTATCGTTACTCTAAAGAAATAGCTGGTAATCTTGCTAATGTTATTACTCAATATCAATTCCAAAATGATAATGGCGGTACTTCTAATCTTTGGATTAACGAAGAAATGCGCCAGTTCAACTTGCACATGAGAGTAATGAACGAAGAGCGGTTGTGGAAAGCTGAATATAATCGTTTACCTGATGGTACAATTCCTTTGAAAGACCATGATAATGGTAAACCTATTTATCGTACTGCTGGTATGTTAGAAATTTGTCGTGAATCTAACTATGATACTTATGGTGAAGTTCTAACACTTAATAAACTTGAACGTACAATTGGTGATGTTCTTGACCGTGATACTCAAGATGGTGATAAGAAAGTTGTTCTTATGGGTGGTAAAGGATTTATTCGTGACTTTGAAATGGCTATTAGAACTGATGCTAAAGAAAACGGATTTATCACTCCTCTTGGTGAAAAGATGATTCAAGATAATGGAGAAGGTCTTTCTTATGGACGTTACTTTAATAAGTATAAAACTCCAGATGGTTATATCATTACAGTTGTACATAATGCTTATTTCGATAAGGGTACTGATGCTGAAGCTGCTAAGCAAAATGGTATGATTCATCCTACTACTGGTTTGCCTATTACTTCTCATCAAGCTGCTTTAATTGATATGAGTAATTATAAAGGTAATCAGAATGTTCGTATTGTACGTCAAAAAGGACAGGCTTATAAAGCTAAAGTTATTGAAGGTATGACCGATATTCCTGCTTGCTGGGGATTGCCTAACACTAATCATGCAGCTACCGAAATTGATATGGCTCGTTATGAAGTTAAAGGTTCTATTGGTTTGCAAGTAGATAATACTACTAAGATGTTCTTGTTAAAATGTGTATTATAATCATTTAAAAGAAACTATTTAAGATATGGATTTTAATAAAGTAGGCGAAGCTAATAAAGCAGGAGAAAATGCTCCTGCTGCTTCTAATGAAAATACAGTTAAACAGGTTATACCCCCCGTAGAGGATGGAGATGATAATAGGCCTAACAATACAGTAGGATTTAGAGATGAAAGTCTTGATGAACCTTATACTGAAAAACGAACTATTACTATTAATTTAGTTACTAATTATTCATTATATCGTAGAGCTAATGATAAAACATTACCTAAACGAATGGATAAAATTGGTAGTTGTGTTCGTAGTTCTCGTACTCTTTCTTCTAATAAAGGCGAGATTGAATCTTATTTTCCTGCTTTGATTGGTCTTGCTCCTAATAACGAAAACTTTATTTCAAGGGTTAAGGCTTATCTTAATAACATTAGTGTTGCTGTTGATGAATTAGGTAAGACTTTTGATATTTCTTTCTTTTGGAATCGTAAACGAGATTATCTTCGTTTTAGAGCCGAAGAAGAAGCTATTGAAACTGCTTATATGAATAGTGACCGTAAAGGAGTTAAAGAACTTCGAGAAGCTCTTGAGTCTAAGATTACTAAACTTAATCTTCTTGAAAGTGAAAAATATAAATATGGTTATCCTGTTGTTCTTGATGATTATCTAATTTATCGCCATTGTTTATTGTATAAAGATGTAGCTAAAGATATTGCTCTTATTAATTCTGACCCATCTATTAGGTTCTATTTTAAAGATGACCAAAGAGAAGCTGAGCGTCTTGCTAAACATCGTCAGGAAATTAATGCTGCTAAGAGTAACTACGTTAAACTTCTCACGAATAGTGATTTGTTTGATGCTGTATTTATTCAATACTGTGTTGCCAATAATATTAATATTCCTAACGGTATGGCTATGGATACTGTCGATAAACAAACTCATCTTGATAAATTTAGTACAAATGAACCTGCTAAGTTTAATAAACTTTGTAATGATAAAGATATTACTATTAAGTCTTTAATTGAGGTTCTTGTTTCTCGTGGAGAATTTATCAGAGCAATTCATAATCAGAATATTACTACTCCTGATGGTGAATTTATCGGTGCTAATGTTAAGGAAGCTGTTGTATGGTTTAAAAATCCTACTAATAGTGCTCTTGTTAGTGCTTATAAAAACAAACTTAAAAACATTTGATTATGAACATTGGGGAGATGCACGTGACGTTCAGAGAACTAGCACAGCAGATGGGTATGCAGACCGTCCGTGCTATTCTCATGGAAGATATAGATATTTGTCTTAATACTGCTATAATTGAGAAAGCTAGAAATGTGATAGTAGAAAACGTTGGACCAGTTCCTTATAATGATAAGGTTGCTCGACAAAATGCTTCTATTAGTCCTGTAAATGCTCTTAGAACTTTATATACAGCGGGTACTGTTAACGGCGGACAAATTACAGGTAATGGAACAGAAGTTGACCCTTATAAAATTAATATTGATAGCGACGGAATAATGCTATATACAGGCTTTCAAGTTAGTTATAACGGCAAGACAATTTATGATTGCAGAATTATTGAAGCTGAAGATTTAGGTCAAACGCTAAGAGATTTTTGTAATCGTGCTGCGAAAGATGCTCCGATAGTTACTATATTTGGAGATGAATCTGCTATTGAAGCTAATATATACACTGGACGTAATAATACAGTTAAACCTGAATTAGTTAAATATCTTTATATTAAGGAACCTGCTAAAGTTCTATTTGATGAAGATAATGAAAGTAATTGGGTTAATTGTGATTTACCTCCATATTTACATAGTGAAATAGTTATGCGTGCAGTACAGATTTATCTTGCCAGTATTGGTGCTACTTCTAGTGGAGCTGATAAACAAAGTTAAACTTTAAATTAAATTAGTTATGCGACAGTTTTTGTTAGCGGGCAATGTCGCTTATGGAGCAAGTTTACCTCTTGCTGCTGGAGCGATTGCTTTTACTTATCTTGCTAATGGCAAGGAAACAATTGACGCTGACGGTACTAAGATTACTGACAAATTTTACATTAATCTTGGTCGTGAAGCAAATGGTCCTGTAGTTCTTCCTGCTTATAAGAAACATCTTACTTTTGTTAAAGGTGTTTATCAGGCTGCTACTACTTTCTCTGCTAATCTTACTATTGGCGATGTTAATGCTTATTCTGATTATTCTATAATGATTGTGAAGAAAGGATTAAAGTTCAATGAACGTAATCGCTGGACAGCTACTATTCATACAGGTCTTAATCCGACTGCAAATGATGTAGCGCAGAAATTAGCTAATCAGATTAATAACAATACTATTGGTCATGGTATTAAAGCAACAGTTGCTGATGCTAAAATTACTTTAACTGCTGAGTCTAAAGGTATTGATTATGAAATTCTTGGAGCTGATGAATTAGTTGGTATTAATGTTACAGTTACAGCTACTGGTTTTCCTGCATATGGAGATGCGGCTTATATTACTGATTTGGCTAATAAAGCTGCTGCCGATGCTGGTATCGAATATACTTATCGAGATACTTATACTGAACTGTATCCTACATATCCGCTTAATCCTTTGAAACAACCTGATAGTGCAGATGCTGGATATACTATCTTTACTCTTCGTTTTGCTGTTCCACGTGAAATGAAAACTAGAGATGAAGTTGTTCATCAGATTGTACAAATAGCATTCCCAACTGGAGCTGCTGCTATTGCAACTGTTGAAACTATCCTTAAAGCTATTGCCACTGAAAAAAAAGCATAACCTGTCGCTCGACTTGATTGGCTAAATATTTAGGTAATATTAATCAAATAGGGGCTATTGGTATTGGCATTACTGTTAATACTGATAGTCCCTATTTTTATTTTATAAAGATGGAATTAATACAAAATGCTTTTGAACAAGGTCTTGTTCCAGGCATTGTTATTGTAATTTATCTTATAGTTAATAAGATAATAGATATTAAAAAGAAAGATCCTTTAGCTGATATTGCTAAACTTCTTAATATAGTTACCAAAGATATTATAGATAAAGATAGAGAGAAATCTAAAGCTGTCATATCTATTGCTATGGTTAATGCTGCTTCTGAATGTGCAAAGTTTGTTGCTTTTACTATCATTACAAATAACGTTGATGTTAATCGTGACCAAATTGAATATAATGCTATGCACTTAGTTAACAGTGTTTATTATGATGCTTATTCTAAATTAAATATGTATCGTGGAGATGAAGATTATCTTAGTCATTATATGAAAGATGAATGGAAAGAAGATGTTTATGGTGATATTATTAATATAATATATAATAAACATCTTGATTCTAATCAACGTATATTAGCATTTAATAAACGTATTGATATTAGAGTTAATGATTATACTGCATATATTATTAATAAGGCTTTTAAATAAGATGATATTATGATAGGTGGTTATATTAATAATCCAAAACAGCTATCTAAAGAGATGCAATTGCGTATTGCAGCTATGGCTGAAAAACAAGCGAGAATAGCAGAATTAGGCTTTCCATTGGACGAAAAAAATTGGTGCAAGTTAACACAAGGACAAATTTTAATTCAAGCTCTAGAAGCCTTAGAATTGCTTTCTGACGAAGAACAAAAATCAATTATTAATTCATATAATAACTTGATGGTAGAATGAGTGAACAAATAGATGATAATTATGTTAATGGTGTCTATGTAAAAGCTAGTGGAACTGAACAAGTTGAGATTACTCCTCAATATGTTTATATGACAGTTCCAAGTAAATTTGTTTGTACTTATCACAAACTATTAGTTCTTATGGCACAATATGGAGTTGATATGCTTAATGATTGTTCTGCTACTTGTAAAGGTAATAATAAAAATATTATTACTTGTTGGAATATGTTCCAATCTGCAATGGCTGCATATCAACTTGGTCAAAATAAACTTGCTGAAACACTTCTTAAATATATTAAAGGACAACTTAATATTATTTATGAAGGTAGTGAACAAGTTCAGTATAGTGGTTCTATTACTCTTCCTGTTGATGAAGAAGGAAAAATTCATGCTATAGTTAGTTGTGGAGATGCTCCTAAGTTTTATGTTGACCCTGAAACTGGTAAACTTTGGGAACAAAGAGAAGAAGGTAAAGAATATAATGAAACTTATAGTCTTAGTAATGTTGATTATAATAATGAATAACATGAATGTATTCCATCCTCTACGGGGAGTCTACACTAAGAATTTAGTAAACTTAAAGAATATATGGAAACAATAGAAAAAGAACTTGGTAAAGTTAGTCTTACTTGTAATGGTCAATGGAGTCCTGATAGACCTTACGATAGACTATGTATAGTTCATGATGGTTTCTATGCTAGCTATATTTCTCGTAAAGCTACTCCTGCTGGTATTCCATTACCTAATGAAGAATATTGGCAACCTATTGCTAAACTTCGAGAAGATTTAGTTATTGATTATGAAACCTTTAAGAAAGAAATACTTGAACTTATTGCTGTTGTTCAAAGAGGGCTTAAAGCTGCTAGAATTGTAGTATCTACAATGGAAGATAGAGATGCTCTTACTTGGGAACAAATTGGAGTAGGTTGTGAAGTTTATGTTATTGAAACTAAAAAGAGTTATATACTTGATGAAATAACTCCTGTTAATAATGCTAAGAAATGGCATCTTGAGGCTGATTCTGAAATTGGTTCTAAATTTGTAGAATCTTTTAGTGGTATGTTTCCAAGAGCAATTGCAGAACGTGCTGTTGCTGATGAATTTGGTATTAATATACAAGATAATTATCTTCGTCGTAACGTAGTAGTTAATTATATGGCACAAGTACTTAAACAGTATTTTGAAGATAATGCTGTTCAAATACTTGAAGGTCAGATTACTCCTGATATGCTTAGTGAATCTGTTAAACAAATGTTTACTGCTTCTCAGATTACTAACGCTGCTGATGAAGAAGATTTAACTGTTGTTGATAATCTACTTAAATTTGCAGATAAAGACTATAATGTAAATGATTATAGTGGAAAGGCTCGTAAATATCTTCGTAAAAATATGATTAGTGGTGTTAATACTCTTACTCAAGATATGATTAACGAGCCTAATACTATTTATATACTTCAATATGATTATTGTCTAGCTGGACAAACTATTGAACTTCCAGATGATAGTATAATTCTTTGGAGAGGTGGTAGATTATATGATGGAGCTGTTAAACTAAATAAATGTAGACTTCTTAGTAATTATCGTCAGGAAGATATGTTTGATAAAGAAACTATATCTTTAGATGGTGATTGGGCTAAAGGTC